ATCTAGAATATTAAATGAAAAAACTAATAAATTTAGAGCATATGGACAAGCTTTTTATGATTCTGGTCAATTAATTAATTCTTTAAAGGGTATAAAAAAATTTAATTACATTGGAAGTAATTTAGATTTAGATCCTTCAAAGATGAACAGAAATATAAAAAATTTAGATGGTGAGTTTGTATTACCTGATGGATTTGAAGATGGGGGTTTCGCTTCCTTTGAAGAAGTGCTAGAATATAACAATGGCTGAAAAAGATGATATTTTTGAAGAACGTTCTGCTGATGAAATAAGGCAGGATCGTGAAGCTGCGATAATACAAAATCTTAGTAAGATTATTCCTAACGCTGCTGATTGGGCAACAGAAGAAATGATATTTCCTTTGTATGCTCCGACTGCATTATTAAAATATTCTATGGAACTTGTAGGAGGCCCACCAATACCACCCGCATCTGTTATAAATAATTTTATGGGGGCTCTTCAAGCAGAAGAATACGCTGCAGGAACAGGTCCAATACAAGAAGGCACATATGATGTTGCAAGTTCGGGAGTCGGGCTACTTGGCGGTGCTATTGTATATGAAGCCGCTCTTGATAAAATAAAAGCAAACAATCCAAAAGTATATAAGCAACTTACAAGAATGTTTCCTTACTTTGTAGATCATGTTCACAATAGAGCACCAGGAATACTAAAAAATGTAAAAGGTGCAACTAAGGGCACAAAAGCATTGAATTTTGTAAAAGGATTTGGTTCTCAAATAAAACACATGGCATTACCATCTAAAGATGTAATGCTTAGAGCATTACGAAATTCTGCTAATATTGCAAAAGCAGGAACAGGTATAGGTCTCGTTTCTAATCTTTTATCCTCAACGGCTCTTGCCGATGGAACTATTGACGGTCCTTTAAAAAATATGGCAGCTTTTAAATTTTCTCAACATTATGGTATGAACATAAAACCTGAAGACGTTTCAATTAATGACATCGGTTACATAGTAATAAACAATCCTAGTATAAATGGAGAACTTTATAATAAAGGATTAATTAGTGGCACAGGCGCTCCATCTATATTGTACGATGATATGTTTAATTTTATACATGGTGATGGTAATTACACGGTAACACAAGAAGATGCGGATAAAGCAAACGAAGAGTACAGAGCAGAAAAGGAACGTTATGAAAAATTACCAATAAATAGAAAAGCAGGAGAATATCTTGGTGAGTTATTTACAGACGTGGGTTCTCGAAAATTACCGCAAGATATAAAAAACATAGCAGGTTTACCAAAAAACCTTTTTAATAATTTAATGGCTATGCCTTTAGTTTCTTCAAGTGTAGAGTCTTTTAAAAGAGAAGTTGGTATAGGACAAGATGAGGAACCTTATGATGCATTTACTATGACAAACGAGGGTATAATTGCAGAAGCAAAAGATATGGCAGAGAACGAACAATACATGACAGATAAAATGAATCAGACTTTACAGCCAGCACCTTTTGTAAACAAAACAGCAGGTCAAGTCTTTGAAGAGGCAGAACAAGTTCGCCCTAAAATTAGTATTGAATTTAATGATGGAACTGTATACCCCGAGCAAATGGCCATGGGCGGTGAGCCAGGTCAATTTACTGATTCTATGATTACAGGTTTAGAAGAAGACGTGAACGTGAATGATATAATTAATCAAACAGGTTTTGAATCTATGTCCGACTTTGATGTTTTTGAAGAAGCAAAGAAAAAAGGATATGAAGAAACAGAAGTAGCAATGTCATTACTTGGTAAAGTTCCTATCTGGGCAATTGGCGATGTGCCAAAACCAAATATACTTACTCAAGATTTAACAAAAAATCAAAAAAAGATCTTAGATAATATATCCAGTAAACTTGGATCAGAAGAAGAGGTTTTACAAAAACTAGAAGATATTGATATTTTAGAAACGCCGTCAGGTGAAACAACTGTAGGCACTGTTAAAACAAAAAAGACAATCATTGATTCACCAGAGTCTGCAGAGAATATGTTTTACTCGGGCCTTGAAGCACGGCTCATGGACCCTAACACACCAAAGACATTTAACAGTGTAGAAGACTTTTATAAATTTTTACAGAGCAAACAAATTTCTAAAAAAGAAGTAAACGATAATATCCTCGATAACTATCTTGCTATTGCTACAAAAAACAAAACACCATTACAAACAGCAGACATGCTGAAGATTGTGCGTCAAGCACCAATGCGTAAAGTAGAATCAGTTATTTATGGCGATTCATATTATGGTGGTAAAAAACCAGCAAAGTATCCTGGTTATCAAGAAAAGGGAGCGTTACCTGATAGTTATAGAGAATCAGTATTATACCTTGATCCAAAGCATATCCCACAAGACCCTGATAAAATTCCAGGAAGTGTCCATGATTTTGAAGAACGATACGTGATCGGTTGGTCGCGGAAAACGGACCGTAATGCAACATTACCTGTAGAAAAAACAGCACAAGGAATTGCAGCCACTGTTGATCCTGCTATGATTCGTACACTGAAACGTAATCAAAAAACATTGGATAGACAATTAAAAGGGTTAGAGACATCTGCTATGCGAAAACTAGAGCGAGAAGGTTTAATAGATGTTGATGATATAGATAATCTAACAATGGCCGAAATAAGAAATATTTTAGATACAGATACTATGGCACGACTACGAAGTATTGATGAGCCATTAGAACAACAGATTTTACAATTTAGAATGAAGATTGATAGTGACGCCGCAAAGCTACAACAAATGGAAGCCGCAACAAAAGGACAAAAAACTATTGTAACGTTTGCTGATGAAATACAATCGGATATTTTACAACAAGCAAAAAAATTAGAAAATGATTTACGTGAACAGTTAGGTGCTATTCTTGATTTACCAAAAGAAAGAAGAGCAGGCGCTCTTGCTCAAGAACGTACACGATATCAAGGTAGTGCAAGAAATGTAGAGCCTGAAGTATTAGATTTTTATACACAAAATGAAACTATCTTTAGACCTATGTTTAACACAGCAGAAGAGATGCAAGGTTTTGTTGATGAGTTTCAAAAAAACAAAGTAGCTATTGATGTCGTAGCAAAAGGTGGTCCTGCACCAAGTGATGAAGCTATTAAAGCAATGAATATAGCAATTAAAAAAGAACAGAAAATGTTGGAAGACTTAAACATTGGACTGAGTGAAGGTGCGATGAAACAATTATTCCCGAATGTACCATTTAAGAACAGAGAAGAGTGGGGAGATATATTAATCAAAAGAGATTTAACAGAAGCGGCTCAACGATTGTTTATTGACAAAGTAGACGGCGCTGCGCAGTGGTACGCTGTATCTCCTGCTAATTTAATTAAAAATAGATACGGTCAAAGTGGAGGGACTGCCGTACCAATCAATCAACGTACTAAAGATATGAAGGGCATTGGTACAGAAGAATTTTATGGGGGACCTGATAGCGTAGATTATAAAGGAAAACATTATACATCAACAGTAGAAAAAGCATTAAAACGTGCGGCTAATGAAAATAACTCTGAGTTTAAGATTATCGAGGTCGACGGTGTTGGTAAAGTTTTCGCTATTAAATTAACACCAGAGATGTTACTACCACATAAAACTCATAGAAAAGATGGAGGAATGGTGTATACTCCAGAATTAATTGATATATTTGAGGCAGCATAATGGCAGTAGAAAAACCAATAGGATTTATACCAGAACAAGAACAAGCTATCGAACAAATGATAGAGGTAGAAGGCAATACTTTTGCTGATGATTTAGCCCCTAATGTTGAAATGATGGAAGATGGTTCTGCTCTTATTGGTGAGCAAGAACAAGTTATTACTTCTTCTTTTGACATGAATATCGCAGAAGTTTTAGACGACGATACTCTTAACCTTATATCTAGTGAGTTACGTCAAGCATTTGAAGATGATAAAGCATCAAGAAAAGACTGGGAAGAAACATACAAAAAAGGATTAGATCTTCTTGGATTTAAATACACAGAAAGATCACAACCTTTTCAAGGTGCGAGTTCCGTGACACATCCTATGTTGTCCGAAGCAATTACACAATTTCAAGCACAAGCTTATAAAGAATTATTGCCAAGTGGCGGACCTGTAAACACACAGATCTTAGGAAATACTTCAACACAAAAAGAAGAACAAGCTCAACGTATTAAAGACTACATGAATTATCAGATCACGTATGAGATGGAAGAATATGATCCCGATATGGATTCACTATTATTTTATTTACCACTATCAGGATCTGCTTTTAAAAAAGTTTACTATGATGATGGACTAGGAAGAGCGGTATCTAAATTTGTACCGAGTGATGATTTGTATGTACCTTATCAAACAACAGACTTTCCTTCTTGCGAAAGAATAACTCACGTCGTTAGACGAACAAAAAATGACATAACAAAAATGCAAGTAGCTGGAATGTACAGAGATGTAAATCTATCTGTTCTTAATAATGAAACAGCACTGCAAGAAGAAGAAGCAAAACTTTCTGGTATTAGAAAAAGTTATCATGATGAAGACTATCAATTATTAGAAATGCATGTAGATTTAAATATTGAAGGTATTGATAGTGAAGATGGAATTAAAGTTCCTTACATCGTAACAATTGATGAGGGCTCATCAAATGTTTTATCCATATATAGAAATTACGATGAACAAGATGGTAAACAGAAAAAACGTCAGTATTTTGTTCACTATAAATTTTTACCTGGTTTTAGTTTTTATGGCTTTGGTCTTATTCACATGCTTGGTGGTTTATCAAGAACGGCAACTGCTGCACTTAGACAATTACTGGATGCAGGAACATTATCTAACTTACCTGCTGGTTTCAAAGCTAGGGGACTTAGAGTTGCAGATGATGATACTCCTTTACAACCAGGAGAGTTTAGAGATGTAGATGCACCTGGCGGAAGTTTACGAGAAGGATTAGTTCCTTTACCTTACAAAGAACCAAGTGGTACGTTATTTCAACTATTAGGTTTTTGTGTAGAAGCAGGATCTAGATTTGCTGCTGTTGCTGATCAAAAAGTAGGAGACGCCGCTCAAGCAGGAGCACCTGTTGGAACAACAATGGCATTGATGGAACGTGGTGCGCGAGTCATGAGTGCTATTCACAAAAGACTACACTACGCACAAAAAATAGAATTTAAATTACTAGCTAAAATTTTTGCAGAATCTTTAGATCCACAGTATCCATACGAAGTTGGCACTGATCAAATACAAGGTTTAAAACAATCTGATTTTTCAAAAGATATTGATATTATTCCTGTATCAGATCCAAACATATTTTCTATGGCACAACGTGTTACGTTGGCACAAACACAATTACAATTAGCTCAAGCTGACCCTGCTTCACACAACATGTACGAAGCATATAGAAGAATGTATCAAGCACTTGGTGTAAAAGATATTGATGTTATACTTCCCGTTCCTTCAGAACCTCAACCAATGGACCCTGGAACGGAAAATTCAGGCGCTGTAACTGGACAACCTCTTGTAGCATTTAGAGGACAAAATCATAATGCTCACCTTGATGCTCATAGAGCGTTAATGTCATCCTTTTTAGTAAAAAGTAATCCTCAAGTTATGGCTATTTTACAAGCACATATCATGGAGCACGTTAGTATTCAGGCAAGAGAAGAAGTTGAAGAAGAATCTAAACCTGAAATAGATCAAATAGCTGCTCAATATGGTGGTCAAATCCCAGAAGAGCTACAATTACAGGTTCAAGAACGTATTGAAAGTCAAGTTGCAGAAAAAGTAGCAGAAATGACGGATGAAATGGTTCAAGAAGAGGCGGAAGTGGTACAAGAAATGAATGAAGATCCACTTGTAGGGCTAAAACAACAAGAAATTGACCTTAGAGCGCAAGATATACAAAGAAAAGCAATGGTTGATGAAGCTCAAATAGGTATTGATGAGAAAAAACTAAGTCAAACAGCAAAAATAGCGCAAGATAGAATAGATTCACAAGAAGATATTGCACAATTACGTGCAAATGTTAATTTATCTAAACAAAATCAAAACAATGCAAAGCGCAACAGATAAATTACAAGAGTATATTAACGAATTGATGAATTTTTCGGATACAGCCGTTACAAGTCAAGAAGAACAAATACTTTTAGCGGGTGCAATGATGGGTGTAGCAAAAATACTGTATCACAACAATCTTTCCGAACAAGAATATGATAATATTATGAATCATAATGGAAGAGACTTGCTAAATCTTATAAAACCAACTATACATTAATTGTTATGGGAAAAGATTCTAAAACAAAATTTGGCATGTTATCTGTAAAAGAAGGTATAGACAATAATCCTAACCCTACACAAGCCGACAGAATAGCTGGAGCTAAAAAAAATAAAAAAGCCATGGGTGGATCAATAAATGGTTTAAAAAAAATGGGCATGAATACAGGTGGTCTAGCAGGTAGACTGGCTCAACGTGGCTATGGAAAGGCAAGAAGATGAAGTTTAAAAATGCAAAAATGACTACTGTTACTCAAAAAAATCCTTTTCCTAATAGAAAAATAGCTTCAACAGCAGAGCAAGTTTTCTCTCCTTTTGTAGTAAAAGATAATAAAGGAACTGGTCCAAAAGGGCAAACAAGCAAAATGCAAATTAAAAAAGTAGCATTCAAAGGCGTAAAATAGTATAATCCCTAACTTAATAAAGGAGGTTTTATGAACCTATTAAAAGATCTATGGAGCCATATTAAAGAATGGTCGGATTGGAAGATGAAGGATTGGATAAAGGCCGCTATCGTAGCGATCATTGTTATCTGGGTAATTAGCTGGATGACAGGTGGAGCAGCATAGTGCTTAATTTAATCGGTGGCTTACTTGGTGGTGGAAAAGGCGGAGCCTTAGCAACCATTTCAAAAGTTGTCGACGAACTTCATACGAGTGAGGAAGAAAAACTAGATAAAAAAATTCTAATGCAACGCTTACAACAAAAGCTTGCAGAAAAACAATTAGATGTTAATGCAAAGGAAGCCAGCCATCGCAGCGTATTCGTTGCTGGCTGGCGACCTGCAATAGGATGGTGCGGAGCCCTGGCGCTGTTCTTCGCCTTTATTCTATCTCCCTGTATTGATTGGTATGCAAAATTTTCAGGTATGGATATTGTTCCACCTTCCATAGAAACTGGGCCTCTTCTAGCAATTGTAACTTCAATGCTCGGCGTATCGGGCCTCCGCACCTTCGAGAAGGCAAAGGGTTTAACTAAATAAAAAGGAGAAGACTATGGAAAAACATACACACGAAGAACATATTGTAGGTAAAAGTGGAGACTATACAGCTAAGGGTAACATAGGTGATACTTGGGAGAAAAGTGCATACACTGGAGGAGTATCTGTAAAAGGATCTGCAACTCTTGTAGATGACACACCCGATGGCAGCTACGACGTAAAAATAAAAACAAACTGTGATGGATATAATCATACTTATACTGTTGACAAAGATGAGAACTTTGATTTTAAAAAAGTTACAACAAATTTTTTTGATGAAACTGATATTAAAATAACTGTGACAGGTAATGATGGTCAAACAGGGACTTTTAAATTAGTCATAGATTATAGCACTTGTTAATGACATACGACGAATTAGCTGGTTCCGTAAAATTATCCGAAGGTTTTAGAGATCATATTTATAAAGACACCGAAGGCTTTGCCACAATTGGTTGGGGCCATAAAGTAGTATATGAAGATAATTTTGAAGAAGGTAAAACATATACAAAAGAAGAACTACAAGAAGTATTTGATAACGATTTAAGAAAAGCACTTGGTTTGGCAAGACAACTTATGGAAGAGTTTGATGTAAGAGATTTGCCTACAACTGCGCAACATACCATTACCGAAATGGTATTCCAACTTGGAAAATCAGGCGTGTCCAAGTTCCGTAACATGTGGAAATGCCTGCAGGAAAGCAATTTTATTGGTGCGAGCTACGAGATGCTCGACTCGAAATGGAATAAACAAACTCCAAATCGTTGCAAAAAATTAGCTGACCAAATGAAATCATGCGAATAGAAAACTTTTTTACTTATTTTAAAAATCAACTAAAAGATAGACAAGACACTATAAGACAAGCTATATGTAGTGGTGTAAAAGATTGGGACGAATATCGGTATCTGACTGGTAAACTTCGCGGTCTTGAAGAAACTGAACAGGAACTCACGGACCTGCTAAGAAAAACGGAGCTAGATGATGACGACTAAACCTAAATTAATTATACCCAAACACGTTTGGGATGGTGCAGAAAAACAAAAAGAAAAAAAAGAATTAGAAAAAATTCCACAACCTGTTGGATGGAGAATAGTTTTATTTCCTTTGAAATTAAAAGGTAAAACAAAAGGTGGTGTTATTTTAACTGATGAAACAGTAGAAGAATCGCAAATAACAACAAACATATGTAAAGTATTAAAGACTGGTTCTTTATGCTACAAAGATAAAGAGAGATACCCTGATGGTCCTTGGTGTAAAGAGGGTGATTGGGTTATAATAACTCGCTATGCAGGATCTAGAGTAAAGATTGATGGTGGTGAGTTGCGTATTATTAACGAAGATGAGATTCTGGCAGTCGTTGATGATCCGAGAGATATTTTGCCAGCTAACATAATGTAACATGGAGAACTCTATGCAAGAACAAACACAAAATGACAAAATGGTCCCGATAGATACTTCTGGTGACGCTGTCGAAGTGGAGTTAAAAGAAGAATCACAAACAGAGGAAGTAAAAACAACAGAACCTGAAGTTCAAGTTGAAGAGGTTCCTCAAGAACAACCTAAACAAGAAGCAAAAGAAGAAGAGCTTGAAGAATACTCAGCTTCTGTAAAAAGACGTATAGATAAGCTTACTAAAAAAATGCGTGAAGCAGAGAGACGTGAGCAAGCTGCTATTGATTATGCAAAACAGGTTAAAACAGAGTCTGATAAATTAAAATCATCTAGTGTTATTCAAAATGATTCTATGCTTGTTGAAAGAGAAAAAGCTTTAGTTAATCAAAAAGAATTTGCTAAAAGAGCAATGGAGGCTGCTGTTAACGCACAAGATGTAGAAAAACAAGTAGCTGCTCAACAAGAAATAGCTCGTTTAACTATAGAAGATGAACGTTTAAAAGTATCAAAAGCAAAAGCTGTTCAAAGGAAAGCTCAAATAGAAGCTGCTCCAAAAGAAGAAGTTGAACAGATAATTGATAATCAACCCGAACAACAAAGACAACCTGATCCAAAAGCTGTTGCGTGGGCTGATAAGAATGATTGGTTTGGTACAGACAATGCCATGACTTATACTGCTTATGATATACATAATCAGTTAGTTAAAGAGGGTATTGACGTAGCAGATGATGACTATTATACTGAGATAGACAAACGAATACGAAAAGAGTTTCCCCATAAGTTTTCCGACGGAGGGGATGTAAATCGACCGAAGCAAAAAGTTGCTGGAGTTGTAAGAAAATCGCCATCAGGGCGCCGCACTGTGAAACTCACACCCTCACAGGTAGCTATTGCAAAAAAACTTGGTGTGCCACTTGAAGAGTACGCAAAACACGTGAAGGAGAATTAACATGAGTACTGAAAAAATAAACAAAACCTCACGCAAACAAGAAACCCGTGAAAAGGACGCTCGACCGAGGGGATGGGTTCCTCCGTCAAATTTAGAAGCACCAGAACCACCAGAAGGTTTTCACCATAGGTGGGTAAGACTTGAGTATCGTGGCATGGCTGATGAAAAAAATGTTATCGGCAGGTTACGAAGTGGGTATGAATTTGTAAAAGCAGATGAATATCCCGATAGAATGGATTTACCATCTATCGCTGACGGCAAGTACAAAGGTGTAATTGGCATTGGTGGGTTAGCTTTAATGCGTTGCCCTATAGAGGTGAAAGAGGACCGAGATGAATATTTCAGAAATCTTACTAATCAAAAGACAAGCGCTATTGAAAATGACTTACATAAAGATGAGCATCCTAGCATGCCTATCCATCAGGAAAGGCAGAGCAGAGTAACTTTTGGAGGCAAAAAATCTTAATGAGTAAGATTTTAGTCTCTGAATAAGTAAAAGGAGACTGATATGGCTAATATAGATGCCGCTTTCGGTTTACGTCCAATTGCTAAAGTAGGGTCGGCTCCAGGTGGGACAACTGGAACGACTAAATACTCTATTGCTGATAACCAAAGCACTGCGATCTTCACTGGCGACCCCGTTAAATACAAAAATGACGGAACAGTTGAAGTAGCTGCTGCTGGTGAAGCATCATGTGGAGTATTTATGGGATGTTTTTATACAGACCCAACTTCAAGCAAACCGACTTTTAAAAATCACTTCCCAGCATCGTTATCACCTGGTGATGCGATTGCTTTCGTAGCAGATGACCCTGATCAAATGTTTGTTGTACAACAAGATTCAGTTGCTTCAAGTTTATCTGGCGCGAACATCAACGAAAATGCGAATCTCATTTTCGGTTCTGGTAGTACCACTACGGGTCTATCTGGAGTAGAAATAGATTCCAGTTCAGCAACAACAACAGCTACCCTTCAGGTTAGAATCGTTGCTGGTTATGAGACTCCAAGCAATACAATTTCCACTGCAGCAGCAGGGAACAACAGTGTATTTGTTGTGAAGATCAATAACCATCAATTAGGCTCTAGTACTGGAACAGCTGGCGTATAGGAGGTTATTATGGCTATTAATAGAGCCCAATTAGCGAAAGAGCTAGAACCTGGCCTAAACGCCTTGTTCGGTATGGAGTATTCTCGTTATGAGAACGAGCATGCTGAAATTTTTGACAATGAAACAAGTGACAGAGCTTTTGAAGAAGAAGTAATGTTAGTTGGATTCGGCGAAGCTGCTGTAAAGCAAGAAGGTTCTGCTGTACAATTTGATACAGCTCAAGAATCTTTCACTGCTAGATACACTCATGAAACTGTTGCATTAGCATTCAGTTTGACTGAGGAAGCTGTCGAAGACAACTTGTACGATACTTTATCGGCTCGTTACACAAAATCATTGGCACGTTCAATGGCATATACAAAGCAAGTAAAAGCTGCAAACATTTTAAATAATGCATTTGCAACTGCTGGCGGAGATGGTGTTTCTTTAGTAAACAGCGCTCACCCAACTGCTTTAGGGGGAACTTTTTCAAACATAAGTTCAACTAATGCTGACTTGAACGAAACCTCATTAGAGCAAGCAATGATTGATATTGCAGGCTTTATCGACGAAAGAGGCTTAAAAGTTGCAATGCAGGGAAGAAAATTAATCATCCCAGTAAACACGCAATTTGTAGCGGATAGAATTTTAAATTCTACTCTTAGAGTTGGTACGTCTGACAATGACATCAACGCAATGAGAAACATGGGTATGTTACCTGATGGATATGTGGTTAACCACTACCTATCAGATACTGATGCGTTCTTTATTAAAACTGATGCTCCTAATGGATTTAAACACTTCGTAAGAGCTGCCCTTGCTACAGGCATGGAAGGTGATTTCGACACAGGAAACATGAGATACAAAGCAAGAGAGAGATACAGCTTTGGATTCTCAGATCCTAGATGTGTATACGGATCTCAAGGTTCATAAAATTTACTGGATCCTCCCAGGAAAAGAAGGCGCTTGTAAGAGCGCCTTTTTTATTTTATACTATTGATAAGTATCCTAGATAAACATAGTCGTGCACACTGGCTAGGCGGACGTGTATAGAGACTGCATGACAAGGGCTATACAACCAAGGAGATAAACATGGCAAACCCTCATTTTCAGAACATGATCTTATGGGCTGGTAACACTGATGCTACCGAGTACAAAAAAGATCAACCAATGTTCCAACCTTATCCATCAGATCAAACTTTCTATGGATATTTTAACGACTTTATGACGTACAATTCTGGTGATTGGACGATCACAACAACTGAAGCAGGCTCAGGCGATGCAAGTGAAGCACTTACATCTGGAGCAGGCGGTCAATTATTAATTACAAATGATAATGCTGATAATGATTTAGACTTTTTACAATTAAAAGGTGAATCTTTTACATTAGCTTCAAATAAATCTGCATACTTTTCAGCAAGATTTAAAGTAAATGATGTTGATCAATCTGATTTCGTAATGGGATTACATATTACTGATACATCACCATTAGATGTAACAGATGGTATTTTCTTCATTAGTGCAGATGGCGACGCAGGATTAGATTTTCAAGTTGAAAAAGATAACACTGCAACAACAACTGAAGACGTTGCTACAATGGCAGATGATACATTTATTACTGTATCATGGTTTATTGATGCAAATAGAGATGCTGTTTATTATTCAATTAATAATGCTGCTCCTCTAAAATCTGCGGCAACTAACCTACCTGATGACGAAGAATTAACAATTTCTTTTGGTATTCAAAATGGTGAGGCTTCTGCTCAAACAATGACAGTTGACTACGTAACTTGCATGATCGAAAGATAGGAGTTAAAAATGTTTGCTCTCAAAAACAAACAATTAACTGCTAGTGGTCAAGTAACAACTAAAGTATCGGCAGGCACTAATACACTTAGTGCTCCAGCTAGAGTTGTTGGATTGAACATTAGATGTGGTGCAACTTTAGGCAGAGTTGATTTAATTGATAATGGTTCAGGTGGAACTGTTAAATTTACAATTCCAACTCCAGCTATAGGTTCAGGCGAGGATGAAATTTTACAAGTTAGTTTTCCAGATCCAGGAATGAGATTTGAAACTGATCTTTACTGTTTCTTCAATCAAGCTACACATGTAGAAGTTTTATATGGCTGATAACCAACCAAAACGAAATAAAAAGAATTTCCGCCCTACTGAAAAGGGGGCGGGAATGACTAGAGCTGGAGTCAAGAAATATAGAGCGATGAACCCTGGTTCTAAATTAAAAACAGCCGTAACAGGCAAAGTTAAAAAAGGATCTAAAGCTGCAAAACGTAGAAAATCTTATTGTGCAAGAAGCGCAGGACAAATGAAACAGTTTCCAAAAGCAGCAGCAAATCCTAAATCAAGATTACGACAAGCAAGAAAACGTTGGAAATGTTAAATGAGAACTCTTTTTTTTATTTTAACTTTTATATTAGTTGTTGGTGCAATAACTAGCGCCAATGGTGCAGATACAAACACGGTGAGTTCTACCGTAGTGACGGATAAAAGTGTGCCTACTGCAAATGCGCCAAGTGTTGTTGTCAACAATTCTGATATTTGTAAAGTAGCAACGTCAGGTGCAATACAAACAAACATACTTGGTATCGCTACAGGAGTAGTAGTGGACGACGAGCTGTGCCAGCTTTTGAAGCTTTCTCGCCAGCTTTATGCGAGTGGCCTTAAAGTTGCCTCAATTTCATTGTTAGCGACAGACGCACGTGTTTTTGATAGTTTAGTTATGGCAGGCACTCCACCTCCATATATGGGCGCTATTGGTAGTGAAGCTTTGGAGAAATGGAAATCAAATCCAGATATGATACCAGAAGGTAGTACTGTATTTAAAGATGATGTTTTAAAGATTAATGTAAATGAGGATGTAAGCGATGGCGAATTCCAGAAGTTTTTATTTTTGGCTATGGCTATGTATATCGGTCTCCCTATCCTTTTCTAGTAAAGCAGTAGACTGTTCAACAGATACAGTTGGATTATGTACGCCGACTATTGAAGAGATAATAGATGAAGTAGTTACAGAAACAATAGAGTATGAAGCAGATGGCTATACTGTAACAACGACAACAGAAACAACGACGACAACAAATACAGTTACTAACGTAGACTCAGGTGATTTATTGGATGGTGATAATGGTTTTGTACAGCCTAGATTTGAAGGTGATATGGATCAGGATTTTGGAGGACAAGGGCCTGCAAACATGCCTTCAGGAAGTGGTTGTTATAATTTAGGCACAGATAAGTGTGCACAAATTACAGGATCGGGCAATAGTACAAGCACAATGGGCGTGGAAGGAATGGGAACCACGTTTGTTAACACAGTAGATATATCTTCACTTGATATAGAAAATGGAGGAAGAACTAACTACACAATTAAAGTTGATAAACGAGATGCACAAGATCGTATCTACATGCACATTACAGGTAAGAACGGAAACACAAATGTATTTAGTGGTACGGATATATTATCAGAATCTGGTGTAGCTAGTGGTTATCAAGAATATGAAAATGGTTTTGATTTTGCAGGCACTATAACAACGTTGATAATCGAAATTGGTGGGCGTGATATCAATATGGCAATTGGCCCGCTCTTTGATGATATTACCATAAACGTACTTTACAATGTAATATCTACAATAGTTCAACAACAGATTACAACAGTAGAAA